AATGGCTAAAGATACATTCTACTTCACACATGATTTTAACTCCCGTCAGGACGCTAAGATAAAGCGGCTACTGATGAAACATGGAATGATGGGGTATGGTGTATTTTGGTCTATCATTGAAGACCTCTACAATAATGCGAACGCATTGCCAACGGATTACGATAGCATTGCGTATGACCTACGAACGGATAGCGATACTATTAAAAGTATTGTAATTGACTTCGGGCTGTTTGCGCTTGATGGTGATACATTCGGCTCGTTAAGCGTTCAAAAAAGGTTAGATGATAGGGCTGAAAAGAGTAAGAAAGCAAGGGATTCAGCACACAAACGATGGAATAAGGATGCGAACGCAATGCAATCGCATAGCGAAGGCAATGCTATAAAGGAAAGGAAAGGAAAGGAAAAGAAAGGAAAAGAAAGGAAAGGAAAAGATATTAAAGAGATAGTAAACTATCTCAATGTGAGGTTAGGCACAAATTATAAGTACAATTCAAAAGCAACAGCCGACCCGATAAAGGTCCGACTGAATGACGGGTATTCGGTGGATGACTTTAAGACCGTGATAGATAAAAAGGCGAATGAATGGGAATCGGATGAGAAATTTTCAAAGTTCCTTAGACCNTCAACATTATTCAGCCCTAAATTTGAAAGCTATCTTAACCAGGTAGAAGCAACAGAATCACGAGAAGAACAATTAGACGTTGAATTACTTAAACACTTAAAAAATGTACGATCTACGAGCGACAATAGCAGGCCTTCCATCTTTAGTAGGGTGTCAACCGTTCCCAAAGTCGGAACAGGGGAGACTACTGATTGAACAGATCAATGAGTTTGTGAATAAGAAGTTTCACATGGCAAGCCCTGAGATAATAGAAGCGTTTGAAGCTGCTGCTGCAAGGGAATTGAACATTGGCAATAAACCCGTAGAGCCTGATACCTTTGGGCAATTCCTTTCCGTTGCCATCTTTGGTAAGGTGCTTTCAGCGTTCAGAGACTTCAAGAAACAAGAGCCGAGAGCGTACATTCAACATTATGGCAGCGAAATAGAACGACCTCACGATCCGATCAGCCCTGCCGAAGCATGGGAGCTGGTGGAAAAGTGGTACAGGGAGGATGAAAAATTTGCTTTCATTGCTCCATATTTGGGTGCTTATGAGCACCTTGTTTTGACAAAGAAGATAAAACCCGTTCACAATCCGAAGAAAGGATTCGGGGCTAATCAATCAAGCCCCCAACGTAGGGCGGTGGAAAGCTATCTGAAACTAAGCCAATGATCGAGATACCATTTCCTGACAAGCAGTACAAGCTATTCTGCGAATACGATGAAGCGCACCCCGAAGTATGGAGGGAATTTCTGCGGATCACTCTGATCACGATGAAGGTGAAGAAGTTCAAGAACTATTCAGCGCGGGACATATTTCCGATCATGCGGTGGCATCGTGGCCCGAAAGGACTGAAGGAGGATGGGTTCAAGATCAACAACAATTACAGCCCATTCTATGCGAGGAAGTTCCATGAACTCTATCCGCAGCATGAGGGGTTCTTCAGAACAAGAAAATCCAAATACGATGAAAGCAATGGAAATGGTGGACCTCAGAACCTCACGGGAACTACGAATGAACGTAGCAGCTAACGGTAAGAAGAAATGAACGACCAAAGACCTGACTGGAAGTATGCGGTATTGATGTCCCTCGCATTGTGGACGATCCTTTTCATTATCTACGCTATACTCACACTAAAATGAGATTGCTAATTTTGGTACATGATTTCCTGATGTGGCTGATTGGATATGAACGGATAGATGACCGGGATACGTGACCGACTATGTAGGAGGCTTATGGCTGACGAAGGACTGAACAGCCTTGCGGCAAGGTTCGGGCGTGACCCGATGGACATATTACAGGACACGGCAGAGGCGATATGCAGAAAGAGTGACGCTGAACTTGAAAAGATAGATGGATACTTCAACTTCTGGAGCGCAAGGGTGATCATACGGATAGGCAACAGGTCGTATTTCAAAGGGCGCAAGAGATTGGAACGCGAACGACCTGAACAGGAGGATGAGAGCATAGAACAGATGCTGGTCGTGGATGTTCCATACGATAAAACCATCGATAGCAGGTACGCGGAGGTAATGGAACTACTTGAATCCCTCTACTGGTACGAGCGCGAACTGTTCCTGACATACTTGGAGGAGGGTTCGTTCCGCAAGGTTGAGAAGCGTGTGGGGATCAGCTACCCTGCGGTTTACCATACGGTCAAGGCGGTACGCGAGAAGATCAAAGACAGAATGAAACCATGATAACGGCCATATTCACAGCCATAGTCGGGCTTGCGGTACATCAATTCACGCGGAGATGGGACATCAAGCCGTTCAACTGTGGGTTGTGCATGGTTTTCTGGACCTCAATAGCGGTGTTCTCGACAGGCCACTTTATCCCGATAGTGAACGAGGCGGTTATCTTCATAGGCATTGCAGTATTTACGAGACAGATATTATTTTCGACATGGCAGACGATGTTCTAACGGAATTGGAAGAGGATTTTTTATTGAAGAACGCGGGGCGGATAGAACTCTTTTCGTTATCTCAGTTCGGTGGTACGGTGTCCGTGGCAGACAGGTATATGTTTGAAGTGATCGCCCGCAAGAAGGGATATAACAGCCCCGTATGTTGGACGTGCGGAGGCGACATTAAAGCGGTCGGGAATATTCTAAAGCAATGAATATAACAATGGTAACGGGCGTCTGGAAACGTCCAGAGGTATTCGCACTTTTCGCCCGTGGCGTCCACAACCTTAACGCTGACATCCGCGTGATAGTGGCAGGGAGTGAGGGCGCACCGTCCCGGACGATGGTCGAGGACCAGGGCTTTGAGTATATCGAGATCGCCAACCAACCGCTGGCCACCAAGATGAACGCCACCACATTGGCAGCGCGTGGTTCTGACTACGTGATCTGCATGGGTTCGGATGACATCCTATCGCCTGAACTTTTCGATGAATACCGAAGATTGATGGATGAGGGATGGGATTTTATAGGCGTGACCGACTTCTATTTCTACGACCTGACAACCAGGAAAGCACTCTATTGGGGCGGATACAGAGAGCCGTATCGGAAAGGACACACCTGTGGTGCGGGTCGCTGTATCTCAAAGGGGCTTATGGATGCGTGGGATTGGCAGCCCTGGAAGGTGGGCGATGACCTCATGCTCGACAATTCAATGCAGGGGCGGATACGTGGAAGCGTTAAGACATTCTCGCTAAAGGAATCGGGATTGATGGCATTGGATATAAAGAGCAGCACCAACATGACACCGTTCGAGAAATGGGATAACGCCTATTTCATTGACCCGAAGATAATAACCGACACCTTCACCCTATGAGAAAGATATTCATAACGGGCTGCGCGAAGTCGGGAACAACCCTACTCAAAGACCTTTTCAGATCATTTGAAAACACCTATGTGATCGAACAGGAAATATCAATAGGATCTTTTGTGCGGCTCAATCAGAAGCAGGTCGGTGATGTTGATTTTGTTGTCGGGAAGCGTACATGGGACACGATCTACTCCTGTGGCAGATTACGCGATACGGACATAGCAAGCCAGTACTACGCTTTACAGAAAGCCGGGGTTGTCGTTATCAACGTTGTNAGGGACGGGCGCAATGTGGTGCGGTCAATGGTCAATGATTGGGGATGGCACAACCCTTTCGAGTGGATGGAGTGCGTGAGGCAATGGCGTGAGAATAACGGAATAATTACACTTCAGGTAAGATATGAGGATTTACTGGCAGCACCCAACCTTGTACAAAGTAGGATAATACTTGCAACCGAAATGGTCAAGGAGCACCCGTTCTCTGACTATCCTGATTTCATTCAGACCACGGAGCAGCGCGAAAAGAATTACACCTTCCGCCCTTTGGATAAGAATAAGATATTGCCCGATACTGAAACATACCTGCAGCACCCGAATGATGTAGAGCATTTTGATTCACTACTGAAAGAACTTGGATATGAGTAGAGTTCCGTGGTTCATATTAGAGGTTATGGGTTGGCGTTTGTTGTTTCCGTAATATCTGAATACATATAATGTGTGGAATATCAGCGGTAATCAATGGGACACGGGAGCAGAGCGAAGCGATGGCATACGCCATCCGTAGGCGTGGGATATCCGACACAACGGAGCATGGCGACCTGACCGTTTCATTCGTTCACCTTCCGATAGTTGAGGACGTTAAACAACCGTGCGTTCATGGCGATACAACCGTGTGGCTCAACGGATTCATTAGCAATTGGAAGGAACTCTGCTCAAAGTACCGTGTGACATTCGAGAATGACACGCAGTACCTCGCATATCATTTGGACAATAATCGCCCAAGATCAGAACTCAACGGCTTCTTTGCGGTGCTATATTACAGCAACGGCAAAACGCAATGTTTCACAGACCGTTACGGGATCAAACAACTGTACACCTACCAACAGGGACACACAACGTTCATCTGCTCGGAGGTCAAAGGATTAAAAGCGGTAATTGACCTGAAGATAGATTTCGATGCTATGGAGGATTGGGAGTATTCGCTCGGAGTTATGACCGAACATACCATCTACACGGGCGTTGAGCGTATCATTTGCCTACCTACCGAGATGCCCGCAAAGCTAACGGTGGATGAAGTAAGCTATCAAGAAGCAAGAGACAGGCTATTACTACTGTTTGGAATTTCCATAAGGCGAAACAGATACGAGGGAGCAGGATGCTACCTGAGCGGGGGGGTCGATAGTGGGATGTTGGCACATTGGATGGATGCGTCATATTGTTTTTCCGTTGACTACCTTACGGAGTTGTCAGAGATTGACAACATTAAGATGAATACAATGGGCGTTCACTACACGTTCATTGACAATCACATCAGTAAATGCAACTACCCGATCAAAACAATCCAAGCCCTTGACGACCTCAAAGTAGGGTCATGCTATACTAACTTCGCAATAGCTGAACTGGCATCCAGATTCTGCAAGGTAATGTACTCAGGAGCAGGGGGCGATGAGGTGTTCAACGGATACACTCACCGATACGACAGACCCATCAATGATGTGATCAGACGCACCGACCGCGAGGGAAAGCAGTACCACATGACCCATCAGGAGTATGATTGGCGATACCTTCGCGGCATCCTCGTTGTAGAGGATAGAATGTCCGGATGGCACACAATGGAAACCCGATACCCTCTATTGGACAACGACTTCGTGGATTATGCCCTATCTTTACCTGACGAGTACCTGAACAACAAGCGCATATTGAAGGACATATCAGGGCTACATCCTAACGTTACATCAGGCAAGAAGAAAGGATTCTGCAACCCTCACTTCACGAACGCGGAGTGGGTTAAATTCTGTAAGGAAAATAAATGACATCCGAAGAACTTTACCTGGACCACGATTACGTCAACCTCTACGGTAACCATATCCACAGTACCGCTATTGTCCATAAAAATGTAACGCTTGGAAAAGGCAATATCATAGGTCCATACACGGTAATAGGCTCTAATGGGGAGATCCGTGGAAAGGGTCAGAATGATTTTCACGGCTCGGTCAGTATTGGCAACAACAACATCATCAGCGAACACGTTACGATCCAACGACCGTTCGAGGAGATGACGACCTACATAGGAAACGACAACATCATAATGGCACACGCACATATCGGGCATGATGTGATCGTAGGCAATGGCTGCGAAATATGTACGGGTGCTATAATCGGTGGCCATACCATTATCAAGGATGGTGTAAAACTGAAACTCGGAGCGACCATCCGCAACCGACTGACCATAGGAAGCAACGCAACCATAGGACTTGGTTCTGCCGTTGTCAAGAACGTAAAACCAGACACCACCGTTTACGGAAACCCGGCAAGATGAAAGTAGCATACCTTATGAACACCATAGACCGATTCCCTCTTACAATGGAGGTAACGGATGCCAACACGGAAAAGGCAGGCTACCCGATCCATGAAGTAATTATCAACGATAACGCATCAACAGACCAGAGGATCAAGGATTGGGCTGCATCCATTGCCGATACCCTGACGCTCCAAAAGGAGAACATCGGAAACCCTCAATCATTCAACGCCATGATAGCTGGATCAGACGCTGACGTTTTCGTAATAGCAGGCAATGATATAATGCTACCTTACAACTGGCTAAAGGAAGCAATGGAAACGATGGCAGACCCATTGGTCGGGATAGTCGGCTTCGATTGGCGCAACACCACCACCCACTCAAAGTACGCTAACCTGAATCTCGCACCTGAGACATACGGCACATGGGTAATAAGCCGCGACACTTACAATAAGGTCGGAAAACTCAACGAATGGTCAAAATACGGTAAATGGGACACATCCTATTCGATACGATGCCAACAGAAAGGGCTACTCAACGGATACGTTGCAGACCACTACTCTACGCACGTTGGCGAAGATGTGGGCGAGGATAGCGATTACCGTAGAATGAAGGATGAAGAACTCGCAAAGGCGACCGAGGCTTTCAATAAGTGGATTGAATCGGAAACGGTAAATACATCGAGACACCTGAGAAGATGTGGACATGAAGATTAACGAGATCAAGACCAACCCTGACAATCCGAGGGTCATACGGGATGGAAAGTTCAAGAAGCTGGTTCAATCAATAAAGGATTTTCCTGAGATGCTTGAGAAGCGGCCGATCGTGGTCAATACCGATATGATGGTTCTCGGAGGCAACATGAGATTGAAGGCTTGTGCGGAAGCTGGATTGAAAGACGTGCCTGTTATGGTTGCCGATTGGACTGAGGAGCAACAACGGGAGTTCATCATAAAAGATAACGTAGGTTTTGGGGAGTGGGATTGGGATTCATTGGCCAACGAGTGGGATAGTGAGGAGTTGAATGATTGGGGGCTTGACACGCCCGACAATTGGGGAGGCGAAGAACTTGACTACTCAGGAGCAAATCAAGAAATAGACGTGGACAACCTTGACGGCTCAATGACTATTAAATTGAATTACACGGAAGGAGAATACTGGAAAGTAAAAGAAGAACTTTCTAAAGTAGCCGAAACTCCTGAGCAAGCGGTTTACAAACTATTAAATTTATGAGCCACAGATTCCCGTATGAATGGAATTTTACAGATGGATACCCGGCTAAAGGAATAGAAACACACGGGCTAAAAGTATTCGGCACTTTTATTTGTGGAGGTGGCTCAACAATGGGCTACAAGTTAGCTGGATTTGACCATATCGGAGGCGTTGAAATAGACCCAAAAGTTGCGGAGGTTTACAAGACAAACCACAACCCAAAGCATTTATATGTTGAGGATATTCGGGACTTCAATAAACGAACAGAATTACCAAAGGAATTATTCGACCTTGATATTTTGGACGGTTCACCACCTTGTTCGTCTTTTAGTATGGCTGGAAACCGTGAAAAGGATTGGGGAAAAGAAAAAGTATTCAGAGAAGGACAGGCAAAGCAAAGACTTGACGACTTGTTCTTTGATTACATTGAGTTGGCTAAACGATTACAGCCGAAAGTGGTAATAGCTGAGAACGTCAAAGGGATGCTGCAAGGAAATGCAAAAAGCTACGTTAAAAAAGTAAAGAAAGGTTTTGAAGATGCTGGTTATGTAGTGCAGTTGTTTCTACTCAATGCGGCATCAATGGGAGTGCCTCAGAAACGGGAACGGGTGTTTTTTATTTGTCAAAGAAACGATTTGAACTATCCTAAATTAGAATTGAGGTTTAACGAGAAGTCAATACCATTTGGAAAGATTGATGAAGGGTTAAATGTAAAAAGAAAGAAACTACTTGAATCATATTGTAAAAGGTGGAATAACACAAAAGAAGGGAGAAATCCAAAAGCTGAAAGCGGTAATACATTTGGGTTTATGTATAAGACAAGCCCTTTAGGTGTTTGCAGTACACTAATGAGCGGTGGTACAAATTGCCACTATTCTACACCAACTGAACTAACAAGTAATGAGTTATGCCAGATAGGCTCTTACCCATTGGACTACAACTTTAAAACGCTAAAACCAAAGTACCTGATTGGAATGTCAGTTCCACCAGTAATGACCGCGCAAATATCACATCAGATTTATTTGCAGTGGTTTAGTAAATTAGTAGGATAACAGCAGAATAACAGCACATGGCCGCCAAGGACATAGTTAAGCATCAGTTTGGGAAAGGCGAAAGCGGCAACCCTAAAGGACGACCACAGAAAATAGAAACGGTNATNAAAGAACACTTCCTCCAGGAGCATAACCTTAAATTATCCAAGTCACAAGCGCAGGACATCATAAAGAACATACTTGGGAAGACTCGCAGCGAGTTGGATGAGTTAGCGGACAACGAGGAACTTCCTTTCTGGATTGCATTGATAACGAACAAGGCGAAACGGGATTATAGGAAGGGTTCTATTCATATCTTAGACGTTCTATTTGATAGAGTGTACGGTAAGCCAACAGAGGAAGTGCATCAGACGGTTACTGAACAACCTATATTCACAGGAATCAATTTAGATGTTCCAGGAGACNACNGCACAAACCAAGATAGCACAACTTAGCACCAGAGAGCGAGTAGTTCAAGGCGGCACATCTTCAAGCAAGACTTTTTCTATTATTCCTTTGCTGATTACTTACGCAGTAGATACCCCAAGAGCAGAAATAAGTATAGTGGCCGAAACAATGCCGCACCTCAAACGCGGTGCAATGCGTGACTTCTTAAAAATAATGGAGGCAACGGGCAACTTCAACCCTGAGAACTGGAACAAAAGCAGTTACACGTACACCTTTACAAATGGCTCATTCATTGAGTTCTTTAGCGGAGCAGAGGAGACAAGGTTAAGAGGGGCAAGGCGTGATGTTCTTTTTGTTAACGAAGCCAATAACATATCATGGCAGGCATACCACCAACTATCTATCCGTACCCGTAAGTTTATCTACGTGGATTTCAACCCTACGCAATCATTCTGGGCGCATACTGAATTGGTTGCGCATGGTGCAGACCATGTAATATTGACCTACAAAGACAATGAAGCATTAGAGCCCGCGATAGTCCAAGCGATTGAGGAAGCAAGGGAGAAAGCTAAGACCTCTACCTATTGGGAAAACTGGTGGAAGGTGTACGGCTTAGGTCAGCTCGGTGTATTACAGGGCGCGGTCTATGACAATTGGAAGCAATGCGACAAGATGCCTGAATCATGGAAGTGGAAAGCCTACGGGTTGGATTGGGGTTACTCCAACGACCCGACCGCAGCGGTGGAGGTGTGCTATTTCGAGGATGCCATCTACCTGAATGAACTGCTCTATGAAAAGGGGCTGACGAATCCCGATATTGCAGCTAAGTTACAGGGGTTCAAGGGTGGCGAATGGATAGCGGATAGTTCCGAGCCTAAGAGCATCGCAGAGGTACGCGGACACGGGTTCAGGATTCGGGGTTGTCCAAAGGGTGCGGATTCGATACGGTCAGGGATTGACAAGCTACGGAGTGTCCCTATCTTCGTCACGTCAAGCAGCATCAATCTGATTAAGGAACTGCGCGGCTATGCTTGGAAAACGGATAGGACAGGAGAACAGACTGGCGTTCCGGTTGACGCATTTAACCATCTGCTGGACGCTGGGCGATACGTCTGCATGGAGAAGATGAGAATGGGATCAGGGAAATACGCGATACGATGAGGGTCGGCCTCGTCTGCCAATACGAGACAGGGGTTGATTACCACAGGCTTCTAAAGCCGTTCAGTCTATTGGATGTTGAGGACAACGGAATACAGATAATACGCTGTGAGGGCGCGAATGCCGATATGTTCAACATGGGCTTCGATGTGGTGGTGTTCAATCGGATGTTGCCGATAGTCAAACAACGCCAGTTCATTGAGGAGTTGCAGAAGCGCGGAACGTATGTGATCTGTGACATTGACGATAGTTGGACGCTCTATCACGGCCACATAGCCAAGAAGATACTGGAAACCTACAAGCGTCAGAGCATCGAAGCGTTGATCTACTCGGATGAGGTGTGGGTGACAAATGAACACCTCGGAAACTACGTCAAGAACCTGAACTGCAACTGGTATGTGATCCCCAACGCGATAGACCCGACAGAAGCGCAATGGCAACCGAAGAAGAACTACGGTAACCGCATAGGTTGGGCAGGCGGGATAACCCACTTCAAGGACCTCATGTTGACGGATGGATGTTGGGGTGATACCATACCCGTGATCTGTGGGTTCAGGGATGAAAAGGAATGGCGAAGGTTATCGGACAGTCTCAAGGCGGATTACATCAACAGCATGGACATCTATTCATACGGGATGCTCTACGACCAATTCGACATTGCAATCGCACCCCTTGTTGACAACCGTTTCAATCGGTGCAAGAGCAACCTCAAGATATTGGAGGCGGGGATAAAGGGGCTTCCGATATTCGTTCAGGATATGCACCCGTATGTGGATGAACACCAGGGCATCTATAAAGTGAATGATTGGAAAGCCGACATTCTCTATGCTTCCAATATGCCGACTGAACAGATCCGCGCAGACGGTCAGGCACTCCGAAGTTATATCCTCGATAATTACGATATTCGTAAAGTGAACGAGAAACGAAAAGAACGATTAGCATGAAGGTAACCGTNCCGACAGGTTGGGAGGGCGTGACACTCCGTGAATATCAGGCATATCACGCACTAATGACCGAGGGTCAGGAGAAATTGAAGGACAGCACCAACCCCGACCTGACAGATTTTGAGTTGAAGTGCGCGATCATATCCCTGTTCTCAGGCGCGGACATGGACGAGATCCTGACATTGCAACGCTTCAGGGT